CCAAGCCATTATACTCGGCAAGCGTAACAAAATTTTCTGGGTAGTCGATTCCTTGGCAATGCTCACATTTTATCATTTTTTCTGGGTCGTACTCTCTCATTTTTGCGCTCCTTTTCGTTTGCCTTACCTAATTATACCCTAAAACAGAAACAAATCAAACGTGATATCAGGCAGTTATGTAATATTTGCAATGCGGTGCAACGCAAAATCAATAGGTTGACAGATAAAAAAAAGCTCGAGAAACTTGCCATATGGAAATTTACTGTAATTACACAAAACTAGTTGACATTGACAAATTAATTGAGAATCCAAAAAACGACAATCGGCATAATCCAGAACAGATAGAATTGCTGGCGAAATTAATAAAAAAAAATGGGATTCGTCACCCAATAATTGTTAGTGAAAGTTCTGGCTTCATCGTTGCTGGACATCTCAGATTGTTGGCCGCAAAAAAATTAGGACTAAAAGAATATCCTGTCGACTTTCAAAAGTTTGAAACGGTTGCGGCCGAGTATTCTTTTTTAACGAGCGATAACAATATCGCACGATATGCAGAACTCGATAAAGAAAAATTGATTTTAAATTTGAAAGAACTAGACATCGACTTGGTAGATTTTGATTTTGAAACTTTGGGATTGATTGGCTTTGTTCCAGTAGATTTTAAAGACATCGATTTAGGGCCTACCACAAAAGAACAACCGAAAAAATACGAAATAAAAATTTCATTTGATAACGAAACAGACATGACAGATATTTACGACGAGTTAATTTCTAGGAAATTTGCTGCGAGAATTGTTTAATGAGTTACGGCATACCATACATGGGATCGAAACAAAGTATCGCAAAGTTTGTTTGCAAGTTCTTCCCTTCTGCTGAAAATTTCTATGATCTTTTTGGTGGAGGTTTTAGTATCTCCCACTTCATGCTTCAGCATAGGAATAATGATTTTAAAAATTTTCACTTTAATGAGTTAAGAAGTGGAATGACCGACCTTATTAAAGATGCTGTAAACGGAAAATATAATTATGAATCGTATAAACCTGTTTGGGTTCCCAGAGAAGAATTTCACAGAGAGAAAGAGAATAATCTTTTAATAAAACTCCTATGGTCTTTTGGGAACAATGGAAGAGATTATCTATACGCAAAAGAAATAGAACCATGGAAGAACTCGCTACATCAAGCAATCGTTTTTAACGAGATTGACGAAACTGCAAAAAAACTTTTAGGTTTTGACGGCATTAATTTGACAGATGTAAGAAAGAGAAGGTTATTTTACGCTAACCAGCTTCAACACCCTGAGAGTCTCGAGCGAACCCAACAACTTTATAAACTAGATATTGAAAAATTAATTTTTTATAATGGCGATTATAGACAAGTTCCAATAAAAGATAATTCAATAATTTATTGCGATATCCCTTACAAAGGAACAGGAAAATATGATAACAATTTTGATCATGAATCATTTTACGAATGGGCCAGTAGTCAAAAAAATCCTGTATATATTTCTGAGTATGAATTAAAAGATAAACGATTTAAGTATATTGCTAAAATAAACAAAAGAGTGACGTTTTCCGCAACAAATAATAAAACGGTAAGAGAAGAAAAAATATTTTGCAACAGTGCGGCCTATAGAAATATGATATGATCTAGGATAAGGAGTTCCAAAATGGCAAAATTCAATGAAGAAAAATGTAAACAGCTAGCGGCTTTATGTAGAATGAAACCGACCGCAATGGATTGCGCAGCTTTCTTTGATTGCTCGCAAGATACAATTGAAAAATATTTAAGGAAACATCACGATAGCACCTTTGCGGAGTTCAGAGAGAAAAATATGGTTCACACCCGTTTTTCGCTGATACGAAAAGCAATTCATAAAGCAGAAAATGGGGACAACGTGATGTTAATTTTTTGTTTGAAAAATCTTTGTGGTTGGAGTGACAAGCACGAAGTATCACAATCGTCAGAGATAAAAATAAATATTTCCAGTGATGAAATGCTTGTATAAAAATACAGTTGCACAAAATTTAGCAGTTAAAAAAATAATTGAAACCAACGCTGCCGACTTTTGTCTTGAGGGTGGCAGTAGATCGGGTAAGAGTTTTCTTATAATGAAACTTTTAATTATAAGAGCGAGCAAAATAAAATCAGATCATTTGATCGCAAGGGAAACGTTTAACAGTGCCAAGATTTCTATCTGGAATAAAACACTACCAGACGTTATGTCGCTTGTTTTCCCAAGTCTGAGTTATAACCTAGACAACAAAGATCACATCTGTTCTTTGCCAAATAAGTCCACGATACGAATTGCTGGACTAGATGACGTTAAGAAAATTGAAAGAGCGTTGGGGACGGAATATTCAACGTTGTGGATAAATGAGGCCAACCAAGTTTCTTATTCTGCTGTATCAAAATTGAAAACAAGGTTGGCCCAAAAAAATTCCTTATTGAAGCGAGTTTTTTACGATCTAAATCCGACTCATACAACGTCGTGGGTGTACCAGTTGTTTCACGATAAGGTGAATCCTCAAGATGGCGAGATGTTGGAACAGCCGAATGGCTATGATTTTTTTAAAATGAACCCACAAGACAACGTAGATAACATCGACAGCAATTACCTTACGATGCTAAATCAGTTACCAGAGAAAGAGAAAAAAAGATTTTTACTTGGAGAGTACGACAGCAAAGATAACGAAGCAGCAGTTTATTCCTTCAACAAAGATGATCACGTTTCCGAAACCGCTGTTCAAATTATCGGTGGAACTATTTGGATCGGATCTGACTTTAACATTGCATACAACTCAGACGTTATTGCTTCCCAAACTTCAAACGGCCTAAACGTGTGGGACGAAATTCAAATCGAAGGTGATACATTTAAAAAGTGCCATGAATTAAAAGCGAAAGATGCTACAGGTGGTTCAATCGTTTCCGACTCGACTGGAAAGAACAGAAGAACATCAGGAAAATCTGATCATCTAATTTTGAAAGAGGCAGGGTTTAACGTGATCCAGACACAGAACCCAGCAGTTGTTGACAAGATCGCTAACCTTAATCGATGCTTCACTCTTGGTCTAGTGAGGATTCACCCACGATGTAAAAAATTAATAAGAGACTTAGTTCAATTAAAATGGAACTCCAAAGGTGAGTTAAACCAAAAGACCGATCCGAGTCTGTCTCACTTGGTAGATTCGTTAGCGTACTTGTGTTGGCACCTGTACCCAATGGTGAAGAGAGAAAAATCTAGCACAACATATTTATAACGTGATATCCTTTTCACAATAGGAGTTTTAATCATGAAAGAAATTGTAAAATATATCAGTGCCCAGAAGGAAGTTTTAACTTACAATAATCAGATTTTTGAAATCACAGAGGGCAACCTTTTAAAATATTTAAAGGCCGCACTGGGTGCTGAGCTGCGACCAGAGAACTTGGCCGATGCAATGACAAGGGCCGCTCCAGTTAACGTACTGCGAAAGATATTCTCGAAGCTAACTAAACTCTACGCAGAAAATCCAATAAGGATAACAGAGAATCAGGCCAACCAAGAGTTGATCGACTACTACATCAACGCAAGCGACATCAACACACACTTCAACAACGCTAACTTTAACTTCAATGCTTATAAAAATACTGCCATTGAAATATATCACAACGAGAAAAAAAGAAAGTTAGAGATAAGATCATTGCCGTCAATGCAGTTTCTTCCTCACTCAAACGATACAATCAACCCACTTGAAGCAACAGAAATTATCAAGATTATGGGAAAGGTTGACGATAAAAACATTTTCTGGGTGTACTCAGATGCTGCCTTCGTCGTCATCGATGAAGAGGGGAATGTTTTAAATTCCGACACCGAAAATCCTTATGAAGTATTGCCATTCACATATATCAACCGATCAGCGTACACGCTGATTCCTACGGTCGACACAGACACCGTTCAAATGGCAGTATTGATCGGAAAATTGTTAGTGGATATTAATTTTAGTAGTAAGTATCTCGCCAACCCAATCGTTTACGGTGTCGATGTCGATATTGAAAATTTGGAACGATCTCCAAATGTTTTTTGGAACGTTAAATCAAATGGAGAAAAAACGCCAGAGATAAATGTTGTAAAAGCTGAAGCAGACATTGAGGCACAGATGCAAAGCTTGCTGGATCAGGTTTCGCTTTGGCTTCAAACGAGAGATATTAGGGTAGGAACCGTTGGTAATTTTTCTGGTGACAGGGCAGCAAGTGGTTTATCTCTGATGATTCAAGAGATGGACACGACCGAAAATGTTAAGAACCAGAAAAAATATTTCGAAAAAGCAGAAAATGATTTCTGGAAACGTCTAGGTTTAATTCATAATTACTTGGCCGACCACAACTTGATAGACGTAAAACAAAAATTCGTCGAACCCGAGAACATGGTTGTAGTGGTCAACTATCCTGAGCAAACAATTGTTGAAGACATCTCAACCACCGAGACGAGAATAGTATCGCAATACTCAGCAGGAGTTCTTTCGCTTTCGGAGGCAATAACAAGATTGAATCCAAAGTGGACACAAGAGCAAATAGATCAGCTAGTCGACGACATAAATAAAACAAAGGTGATAACAATTGGAGAAAATATACCAATCCAAGATTGATATTCCCTCGGAATATAAACCGCAAGAACGAATGGCAATCGCTCAGGACATCGTTGACTTTATTCTCAAACGTACTGATGAAGGAAAAGACAAAGACAACAAATCGTTTCCTAAATATTCCAAGAGCTATACTAAGTCGAGAATGTTCGAAGAATCTGGAAAGGGAAAAACTCCAAACCTAAACTTAACCTTTGATATGCTAGCAGAGTTAAGCATCGTCTCAACAAAGAGTGCTGGGCAAGTTGTTGTTGGATATTTTGACGGTTCCGATCAAGTAGGAAAAGTTGAGGGAAACATTCTCGGAGCTTATGGTGGAGAACCAAACAAAAAAAAAGCGAGAGATTTTTTAGGAATTTCTGACAACGATCTTGAGGTTATCTTGAGTCGATATCCATTAGACGATAGAGAAGAGAGTAAATCTAGGGCCGCTTTAGTTACTGCAATCGGTGAAATGTCAAAGAGCGAAGCAAAAAAATATGCTAGCGATCTTGTTAAGCATGGTACAATAGACAAGATTTTAGTCGAGGAAATTTTAAGTGAAAAATATTAGTGATCTAGGCAAAGACATTAAGAAAAAAATTAATCGGCTTCAGGCCAAGTCTACTATGCTTAAAATTGCTAAACAAGCTAGGCAGCTAATATTCAACAGAACACGAGTTGCTGGAAAGGGAAGCGACGACAGGCCGCTTGCTCAACTGTCACCGAAAACAATTGCTGCCAAAAAGAAAAAAGGCAGACGGTCGCCATCGGTTTCCAGATTGACTGACACAAAAGAAATGCTAGACAACATGACGGCCGACGCAACAAATGGCGAAGGAATAATATTTTTTAAAAGCGCAGAGATGGCACAAAGAGCACAATACTGTGAAGAAGCTGGTCGTGTTTTTTTTGACATATCCAAACAAGATGAGGCAAAATTGACTATATACATCCGA